AATAAAAATTCTTCCTCATATTTTTTGTCTTCTTCCCAAAAGTCTTCAACACAAAGATGGCCTATACCCACAGTTTTTTTTCCTAAACTATCCAGATAGACATGATCCCTATAGCCTTCATGTAAACGAACTCGCTCACGAAGTGTATTATTTATTTCAATCATGATCCTATCCCCCAATATTCAGAATGCTCATCCTTTGCTTTATCTAAATTTAGAAGTTTTCTTAGCAATGTTTTTAGGTTGTTTAACAAATTGTTTTCCTTTCTTATCTCCTTTTGCTTTTGCTCTATTTGTAGCTGCTTTTTCAGCGGGGCTAAGTGATTTCCAAGCAGCATCAGGTAAATATCTTCTTTTTCCCTTAGAAGGTTTACCTGAGGAAGTTCTCCATTTTTGTTTACCCCAGTCTTTTAAACTTTTCTGTGATTTTTTTAAGGCCATTAGCTTTTATAGCCACCGCCCTTAGCTTTATATTGTTTAGCTAACATCTGTGCTTTTCTTGCACTCCACTGTCCAGGGTTTCCACCCTTTCCTCCAGCTTTAATACGATTAAATAAACTTTTTCTCATTCCAGGCTTAGTATAATTACCAGCCTTGTTAACAGTTGATTTGCTCTTCCTTGGCGTGCTTGTTGTTTTGCTCATTTGATTCCTCGTTATTACCATGTCTACATCCTACGTGACCACATTCTATACAAGATTGTCCGCAATGGCAAAGACAACCGCATCCTTCACATAAAGATAATTGTGATTCACATTTAAGACAAAGATTATCACAACCTTCACACATTATTTAGTAATTTTCCTACTTTTTTCCCAAGAGCGAAGCCCAGACATTCCGAGCAAAGCTGTGACGAGTGGAAATAAAGTCGACATGTCAAGCTCTGGAAGAGGGTTATGTTGAATGCTGAAAGCAGCTAAAATAAAAACAATAAATTGTTTTAATACAAATTCCCACAATATCGCTAACGCACAGGACATCCCGATGAGGGGGCGCCACGACCGCTGCATCATGCCACCAAAACCTGTAGCAGTAGACTTAGCATCAGCCAAGTTAATATCCATTTGTTTAGAATTAATTTCGTTTTCTAATTGTTGAAGTTTTATTTTGATTTGACCTTTTTCTTCCTCTGAAGTGTGGACACTGTCAATAACTTTACCGACAGTGTCTACTAAAGATCCACCTAATAATTTAGATAACATTAATTAAATATATTGAGCGAGTGCCCAACCTATTACGAGACCTACGATTAACCACTTCTTTTTTGGGTGGTCATTCCAAAGTTTTTTAATCATATCCATTAGAATACTCCTTTGAATGGTACCTTTTTAACCTGAACAGCGTATTGACCTCGTGTTTTACCACTTGGTTCATTGCCCATAGTCTTAAAAGGAACCTTTTTACCATCAGTTACCTGATATTGGTCCTTGTCTACGACTTTGTTTTGTTTTTCCATGTTTTACCTCAATGCATTGTTGGTTTGTCGAAGTCTACCTTCGATCCACCTAAACTGTCAATCAAATTAACAGCCATTTCCTTGCCATAAAATTGTTCAAATATAATTCTAGCACAATAAATCATAGATGTAGCAGCAAGAATTTGATCATCTGAACTTTTACACATTTTATCTGTTTGTTTCATGATCTCATCCATAAATCGATTATATTGTTCTTCATGTTTCATTTTATTTTGATTTTCCTGCCTCAGATAAAGCTATTGCAATAGCTTGTTTTCTTGATTTTACGGGTTTTTTTGACTTTCCTATATTTAATTTACCTTTTTTAAATTCTTTCATAACTTTCTTAACTTTTTTTTGAGATTTTGTCATACTCTTCTCTTTTTCATCAAGTTCATCCTTGATTTTGTATCTATATTTTTTGTTAAGAACTTATTAGAATTTTTCATACCTGTTGAAGAAGGAGTTCCTTTCAGAATATTACCATATTTTGTAACTAATTTTTTCTTTGTGATAGGTTTGTACGTTTTAGTAGATTTTTTTGTTGTAGCCATTATTTACTCATTGCCTTTGCTGCATTGATATCATTTCTTTCTTGTGAAATTTTTACTTTTTCTTGATCAATCTGATCTTTCTGCATCAATCTCATACTATCAAGTTCCATTTGATCTTGATCTTCTGAGGCTCTTCTTAAAATATCCATTTCTCGAAGATCTAATTCTCTTTCTTTGAGTTTTATTAAAGGATCTTCTCCAGCTCCATCTAAAGTCAGTTGCTCTTCAGTAACAAGTTTAGCTGTTTCTTCTGCAATCTTTACAGCAATAATTTTTTCTGCTTCAAGTTGGATGGCTTGAATTTCTTCAGGTGCTAATTGTCTTTGTAGTTGAGCAATCTGTGCCTGAATCTTTTGTTCAATTTCAGCATTAACTTTTTCTCTAACCATGCTTGATATATGATCACTAATATGAGCTTGTAAAACTCCTAAAATAGCAGGATTACTTTTTACCAAAGCACTAGACATAAAAAATCTATGGGCTTGGACATGAGCTTCGTGTTCTTGTCCAGGAAAAACTTGAATAGGAAGACTTCTTAAAGCGTTTGCGTTTTCAGTAGCAGGATCTTGTGGTGCTGGTTGAGGAGGAGGGGGAAGAATTTGATCAATGTTTTGAACATTTAAAGCTTGATACATTCTTCTATACGCTTCTCTTACATTATGGATCTGTGGATTTGATTGAGCTAATTGTAATTGTTGTTGTGCTAATGCAACTCGTTGAGCCATGGAAAAAATATTTGGATCAGATACAGGAATGACATCTACACGATCATCAAAGTCTGTCACTTTGACCATCATATTAGCACCTGAAGTTGCGTAAGGATAAATAGGAGGTAGGAATAATTTAAATACCTGAGCTAATAACTGAAACTCTTCTTTTTGTGCATAGTGTAATCTTTTATGAATAGAAGACATGACCATTGAACCACGCTCCAACATAGCAATTGTAGAGCCAACAGGATTGTTTGAACCCATGTCAGCAATCTTTGCATCTGCTACACTGACAAAATTCTTTGCAGCCCCGACACAGAAATTAAGAAGTTGAAAAAGGGTTTGATCGGGACCTTTGTAAGGAAGATTAATTAAAGAACCTTGAATAGATCCTCCTGGTGCATCCACATCTCTGAATTCACCTGGTTGTAAGGGTTGATCGTCATCACGTATTCTTAAACCTCTTGTTTTAAAACCTGCGGGTAAGTTGCTCAAGGTTCCTGCATCAAGAAGCTGTCTTAATGCAAGTGTTGCGGTTTTGGATAATCCACCAATCATGTGTATTAATCCATAGCCATAAAAACCTAGCCCAGGTAAAAACTTGTAATGTACAAAGTAATCTTTCTTTTTCTTTAAAGGATCTTTCTCGTCAAAGTTTCTGTAGACAGATAAAACTTTACCTGATCCCTCATCAACAGTGACAATGTAAGGAAGCTTCATTCCGTTTGCATCTTCAAATCCTGGTATATCTAAATAACAGTGACATTCAAACAAAGTGTATTCATCAGATTTATAAGCAGTTGCTTTTGTGCCATCGATTTGATCATACTTATCTTGAATATTACTGGTGTCATCATGAGGTTGTAATTCTACATCACGATATAGACCTAAAGCTTTCTTCTTCTCTAACTCAATCTCATTCATTTTGATAACATGAGTAACTCTTTCAGCTTGTTCTAAATTTGATGCATGATAGGGAACAATTAAATCTTCTGCGGGAACAAATTCTGCTTTTGCTCTTTGTAAAACAGCATCATAATAAATCTTTTTAAATGTTGATCCTGCTAATGGTAGATAAAATAACATTTGATCTGTCTCAGGATCATAATCTTTCATCACTGTTGTGATTTGATAGTTCATAAAATCTTTTACACGATCTGCTTGTTCTTCTACTTCAGGGCTTGGAGTTCCCATAATCTTTGTTTTAACAGGTCCACCCGCAGGTAAAAGTTCACGATATGCTTGGGCTTGAAATTGTGTCACTGCTTCTGCTAAAACAGGATGTGTTACAGAGGATGCTCCTCTAAAAGGACGAGTTCTTTCTTGTAGTTTAAATCCTAAAAGATCTAAACCTTTTACATATGTTTCGTAATAATCTTCTCTTGATGTTTTGTCATCGGTGATATCTCCAAGAAGCTCAATAGACATCATATCTAAATCTTGGTCTGTTAAATATTCTGCTAGATTTGAATTAAATGATACGGGAGCTAGCTCAGGTTTACTAGGAACCATGGCTCCTGTTGCATCTTCTTCAAAGTCAGTTGTTTCTATCTCTTCGTCAATAGTGATATCTTGTGGAATCTCACCCTCTACTTCAATAGAGCTATCCTTAATATCTTCATATGAAATTCTTTTGTCAACAGCCATTAGCTTATCCTCGTTCTTGGTCTTTTTTGTGGCATCATTCTTTCAAATCCTCTCGGCTTTACTATTCTTACTTTTGGTTTACTAATAATTTTTTTATTTGAATACTTCATCAATTGTCATAATACCTGTTTCTTTTGTACTATCTACCTTTTTATTCTTCTTTGGTTTCATCAATCCTAAAGGATCCATTCCTTGAATTCTAGGAGATAAATCTGCTCCCTCTCTAATCAACTTAGCTACTTCAGGATTTTCACGATACATCATTCTTTGTAATCGTTCATCCTCGGTATAAACTTCACCACTTTCAATTCTTTGTTTTGTTTCTAAACTTTGATCTTCAGGATTTAATTCTCCCGCAGCTAGTCCTTCAGTAATTACTGCCATGACACCCGCAGGTCCCCATAGTGCACCTCTTAGTAATGTTTTAAAATTACTCGCAATAGCTTTCTTTGTAGCAGGAGAATTAAAATCAAATTTATCTCCTAGCTCTTCTTTTGCTTTCGAAACAGCATCAACAGAGGCTCCATCTACAACGGATTCCATTGCAAATTTTATTCTTTCTTTGCCAAAGTTTTTGGTCAATATTTTATATTTTTTTGGATCCTCTTTTTTTAATTGTTCAATCATTGGACCAAATTTAATATCAGAAACTTGAGCCTTATCAATTGCATCAAATTGTTGACCAACAAATCTTTCTAAACTTTGAGTCTTTGGTCCACCTGGAACATCTGGAAGTGCTAAAACATATCCTTTATCAATAGCAAGTTTATTCAAAGCATCTTTAGTATAGGTTCTGTATCCTAAACCAGTTCCACCTTTTAATTTTGCAAGGTCCCCTCCCTGATTCATATCTTTCAAAAATTGTTGGTTGTTGAAATATTTGTATTCTGCTAAATCTTTTGGAGTTCTAATAACATCTTTTTTATAAGTATCTGTGTACCAATCTTTAAAAGTCATTTCTGTTGGTCTGAAAGGTTTGATATCTACAAATTCATAACCCATAGGAGGAACACGTTTAGATTTAAATTTATCAAGTTGCATTTCTTCTACGTTTACCAGTAACTCACCAGGAGAAA